TAGTAAGGCTCTCCTTTAGTATTAAATAATATCAGTAACATTAAAAGTCTTTAGACTTCTGATGATATTTATAAAATGCTGATATTTGAGGGTTGCCTAATAAAAGTCGTCCTTATAAGGCTCTGCTGTCTGCCATGTCGTTCCGGATGCATCTGTAAACACATCTTCTTCAGAATACATTCCGTCATCAATAAATCCAAATGGGAGCATATTGCTCGCGTCAAGAGTGGCCTTTTCTTCTAACATCTTTCGCCGAAGATCAAGATTGGTCAGGTCTTTGAAATAAGGCTGAGTGGTGAGCCAGGCAAATAGAACAAGAGTCATTACCAAATCATCGTTGTATCCTGTATCCGCCTCATAGGAATATCCCTTGGAGATGAAAGAAGTCAATTCAGAGATAGTATCAAAGTCTTCGATGATTAGCTTGTCATCTTCGATCACATTCTTTAGATTCAGGCAACCAATTTGCTTGACCTTCTTGGTCGTCTTGATTCCCAACTGAGCCTGCCCCTGCCCGAAGCCTCCGGCCAACATCTGCCCTGCTCGGCCTTTTTGGACGACCATCAGAATATTCTCATACTCTAGATCATAGTGCAAAATATCAGCCACTTGCTGCCCAATGTCATTAATTTCGATGAAGACATAGGCGTTGTTAAATTGCTTAGCCACATCGTGAATAATACTAGGATACATCATGGGCGCAATTGAATTGCTTCTGTATTTGGCTACCTGTTTATAAGGAATCTGAGATGCATCGACAATAGAGAAGGCCGAGTAGTCTAGCTCTTCTCCATGAGATACATCGACCACAAGGACATATGATTTTCCCTCTACCGGGCTGTCATATATGTCAAGATGCTGTCTTACCTCGGTCGGATCTCTGAATGGCATCATTTTTAGTTTGGCCGCACTAATCAATGTATTGATCGACCCAACAAAGTCGCATTCAAACTCTTGGGCAAACTGTTCCTTGCTTGTGTTCCTGATTGTCTCTTCTTTCCACTTTTTATCTCGCCCAGGAACTTCGCTCCAATGAACCTCTATCGGATTGTAGTCGTTTTTCTTATCCTTTGCATCGCACCATAATTTATAGAAGTGATTCATGCCATAGGGCGTACTAACAATAATAACCTTGGTGGTCTTGCCAGATGAAATTGTAGGATACACAGAACTAAAGAACTCATCGGCAATGTTCTTGGGAATGAATGCAAACTCATCGAGTAGAATCATATTGAACGACCCACCACGAATTGCACTAGAAGAAGTGGCCGCTGCAACGATCTTAGATCCATTCTCTAACTGAAGGTCACCACGATTCCACACCTTGATTCCTTGTTGCAGGAACATTGGAAGATTCTCATAGGCCAGTTGAAGTCTACCTAGAATCTCGCGTGCTAATGATCCCTTGTTTGCAAGAATGGCAATGTTTACATCTTCGTTGAAAAGAATGTAGTGCAAGAAATAGGCAATGACCGTGGTTGTTTTTCCAGACTGCCTTGGGAGCTTAGCAATAGTAAACCTTTTGTTGTGGACAGATTTAACGATCTTCTTTTGAAATTTATAGAGATCAAAAGGAACTAGCCCACGATCCACATGAACAATTTTGATATAGTTCATGATAAAATAGATAGGATCTTGCGAACACTTTATGTATTCCTGAATCTCTTTCTTCGTAAACTCATGGGCCGTCCCTGCTGATTTGAGCAGGGGGTTGCCTAGATAGCCGCCTTCAGTCTTTGATGCCATCTAATTTCTTTCCCTTTAAGAGTTTTTGGAGTTCATGGGTGCTGCCTACAAAAAGAGCATTCGTGATACTATTGGGGCCCTTTGAATCTGTTTTATTAAGAGCCTTCATATTTTTTTGCAGTTCGATCAACTGAATATTTGCGTCTACTACAGACTTAATGATCTGCCCGACGACTTCATAGGCCCTAGGATGTTCGCTTTCCTGAGCCAATTCTAAGATACCATCCAGCGCGGTCGACCCTTTGTTGATGACCTCTTTTAGATTATCTCTAGTATAGTCATAGTCTTCTTCGAGGTCGGCGTTTCTTGGAGCAGGGGCTGTCAATTCACTAGTGGTAGTGTTTATAATCTCTATCTCATTGTTCGCCATAATTTAGTATTCGTCCAATCCTGTTATTAGGTTTCTTCGTATTCCAGAATCAAAGAAAGTTGTCGTTTCAATAATTCCATAATCATCATTTGCATCAATGTAAGTTACATCTACCGATAATGGATCGCTATATCCATTGGCATATTGAGTGTTTGTAGTAGGAAGTCCTTCTTCTGTTAATCCAGGCTGCAAATATACCCTAGAGGCCAGCTTGGCCGCATTTCTTGGCCCTGCACTAATATCCCCTGCGTCATAGTCTTCATCTGGAATATTAAACTCTAACTTATATATAGACGTTGTATCAGGAGCCGCACTAAACGCAGGATAAACATTGGCCACTTGATTAGGCCCAAAATATCCTGTAATTCTTTTCTGAGGATCGCCAAAGGAACCAGATGCAGTACCTGAGGTAATGTTTATAGTTGCTCCCTTATAATGCCCCCCAATAAGAGAGGACGTACTCGCCAATCTAATTTGATTAGTGACTGAACTATTAGTTGATCTGGCGTTTGCCGTTTCGACTGAATACTGAGAAGGTGTATAAAATTCAATGTATGCCTTTTTAATTAGCCCGCTTGTTGTGCTAACAGGTCCAAACAAAACTCCCTTTAAGGTAAAGTCTAGTGTCCATATTATTGTTCTTCGTTCTTCAAATCCACCTTCATACCCATCTTCTTTAGAAATTCCATTCAGAACCACGGGAGCGTCGACCTTTATGGCTAGGTCAGTCATGCTCTTAATTGATACCGTGAACTCGGGAGTAAAGAAAGGAAGAATTTGCTCAACTATATTGGATGCATCTTCTGTGTTTCTTGTGTAGATATGCAATGAAAACCCAATGTCATATGGAACAGGACCAAAGGCCGAAGCCACATGAGTTCCATTAGAAGAGTCTGTGAATTTTCGTATTTTGTTGATCGTATTTAATTTTCGCTCTCCTGCATAATTCATGGTGGTCATTTCAAAACTCATGCGAGGAAGAGTAAGAGATACGGCCCTTGTTAAATTCGGGTCTTGATTTAGTCTGGCAATAAATCTTTCCTTCGGAGCATAGGATAAAGGAACCCGAACATAGGTTTTTAACTCCGGATTCACTCCTCCTACAGGATTTCTAATGATAGAAATGTTATTGAATAGCGTACCAAAGGTAACAACATAGTCCCTTAGTATCCCATGCCCATATGTTACGCCCAACATTAGAACGTACCAAACGGATTATTGTCACTAAAGTCGAGAATGGCATCCGCAGCAGTTTCTACGTTTACATTATCATCGCCAGGCTTCATTGTAGCCGCTGCAACGGTTTCATTTATGGTGCTATCTATATCCGTATTTGCATAGGTGTGTAAAGTCTCGACCACATCGATCTCGGGAATTCCTGTATCAATATCCTGGCTACTATAGACAAAGAGTTCACATCTTAGTTCATATACAGGAAGAGTTCCCATAGGATAAAAAGGCTGTTCATGTTCTACAAACTTGATCTCAAATAGTTTTTTATTCAATGGAAAGAAAATCAAATCCCCTTCTCGCGGGCGAGGATATCCATCCGCACCAACCACATCAGTAAACCTTCTTTGGGAAAGAGTCAGCGTAAGTTGGTCGCGAATCTCAAGCCCAAAACGAGAAAGAAAGTCTCCCTCTCCTTCAAACCCTTCTATGTTCTTAATATACATTTCCATTAAATAACTCACCTCAAACTTGGAAAACGGATCCTCTCCATATAAACTATCTTCGGCAACTAATGTCCTAGGAATCCAATGAACATCGATTCCATGGAACTTAATGACCTCTTCGAGCAGATCATTAACCAATTTTTGCTCTGGTTTATTCTCGTAATTATTGACGTACAGGTTTGTAGACATTGTAAATTATCCTAAGCCATTAAGAAATCGACAGGAAGCTCGTACTTGCTTGACATCTCTTCACGGATCTTGTCTAATTCGACCCGAGCGTCTTCCAATATCGCTCTTCCATTTAGAGTGACCCCTCCTGGTAGCTGGACTCCATCATATTTACTGAGATTCATTCCCCATTGTTCTTTTAAGAGGGCTGTTGCATACTGCTTTAAGAACATATCATTATAGACATCGGTCATTGTATTAGGATCAATAATCTTGAAGGCTTCAATTAGGAGAAATTCTCCGACAATCGCATCGCTTTTCCAGTCCCAATCCACATACAGTTTATTTGCGTGTTTATTAAAACGAACAGGAACCTGCCCAGTCATCAACTCTTCAATAAGAGCAATGTTCTTCATTCTCATTTCATATGTCTGCAATTGATACCCACCAAAGTATGTGCCAAAGGTTGTTAAATCGCTCATTCTCATCTGGTATCGAATGTCCCACATACCAATACTAGAAGTGGTGGGCCTAAAAATCTTTGTGATTCCAATATAGGAGTCTGATATGTCCGGGCTGGCTGTATTTGACCAACCGGCCGAAGGAACGCTAAGATATTGCTTATCGATGTCGTCTTGGGTGATTTGATGTTTTTCATACACCTTCTCAACCGCATCAAAGTGATACTCTTGAAAAAACTGGAGGGCATCGTCTACTCGATCTTCCATTTGTAGATCATCGACATTGATTTCAATGACAGGCCAACCAAGTCTCCGAAGGCAATATGTCTTTAGGTCTTCTCTGCTCGCTGGTTTAGCCATTTATGTTGTTACTCCCGGGTTTACTGTGATTATTCCTTCTATGGCCTGGAATGTTGCATTGTCCGTCCAATCGGCGCTCACGAAGGCATCGCCGTTGTGTTCTGTATATTTAACGTCGTATACATATCGCCCTGGGGCAATTGCCGCGGTATTTGCGGCATCTAAGTGTATCACTAATTTGCTAGTTTCACTACTAAGATACACACCAAACGTGGCCGTGGCATTTGTATGATATTGAGTCTTCCACATTGACGCATTCGCAAAGTCATTTGTAGTATCCAAGCTAAGGGCGGTTATAGATGAAGGGCTATCGTATATCTTTGTTCCGTAAGTAAAATCCGCGCCCTGATCCATCGTAAGATTAATTGTTCTGCTGGCCATTTATTAAGGTTCCTTTGGTTTATAGGGCTTCTTCTTGTAGTATTTATATAATCGTTACTTCGGAGTCTGGAATATCTGGAACTATTGTCTCAAGTTTTTCAAAGGTATTTAAATCTCGACTCACATCAAATTGGCAAATACTGAATAACTGAAATGCCGTATTTGTGTTTTGCTGTAATTGGGATATTTCTGCGGTATTTGCAATCTCTTTTGTATAATCAACAAGAGATGGAGACAGAGAGTCTTCTTTTGGAACCACCCCCACATATATGGTATTCTTACTGGTAGCCAACG